ATCGAAGGTCCAAATCCTTTCCGCTGGGAGGATAAGTCGACCTACGATTATTTTGCGGGTAAGCGTGTAGTCCTGTTCTCGCTTCCTGGTGCCTTCACTCCTACATGCTCGACCTACCAACTTCCTGGGTTTGAGCAGAACTTCTCGGAGTTTAAGTCTCTCGGTATCAAGGAAATCTACTGCCTCTCGGTAAACGATGCGTTCGTAATGAATTGTTGGGCAAAGGATCAGAAGATCAAGAAGGTCAAGATGATTCCAGACGGATCTGGTAATTTCACTCGCGAAATGCAGATGGGGGTTTACAAGGATAATCTTGGATTTGGCGTCCGCTCGTGGCGTTATGCTTGCGTTGTGAACAACGGTCTCATTGAAAAGTGGTTCGTTGAACCTGGAATGGAAGACAACTGCGAGACTGATCCGTATGGTGAGACCTCGCCTGAGAATATTCTGAATTGGTTGCGCGAAAACTCGTGAGAGTTTTAATTACTGGATGGGAAGGGTTTATCGGGCGGAATGCTTTACGCATTCTGTCCGATGACTTTGAGATGATTCCCTATGAAGGTGACATCCGAGACTTCAAGATTTCAGAATATTATTATGCAGTCCTGCATCTTGCTGCACTCGCTGGAGTTCGCAAGAGTTGGAACAATCCTGACGAATACTGGGACGTAAATGTTACAGGTTCGAAGCGTGTCTTTGATGAATGTAAACGTCTCAATTTACGGTGCGTATATGCATCTTCATCCTCGATCTATGAGTGGTGGGCAAACCCATATGCTACTAGTAAGAAAGCAATGGAAGAACTTGCTCCAAATTATTCTGTAGGGATGCGATTCCATACAGTCTATGGACCAGACTCTCGACCTGACATGTTCTATGATATGATGCTCAACGACAAGGTTGAATATCTGACTGAACATAAGAGAGACTGGACTCATGTTGAAGATGTTGTTTCTGCGATCAAAATTATATTGACTGATACGAGAATATCGGGTAAGATGGATATTGGGACAGGTAATCCTGTTTCAGTTATTGATGTTGCTCGCGAATATGGATACCGAGATGTTCCTATTCGTGAAGTGACTGGTGAAAGATTTGTCACGCATGCTGACAATTCTCAATTAAAAGAACTGGGATGGACTCCCAAGTTTGATATTATGAAGGAAGTGAAAAATGAACGTATCAAAAGAACAGTTTCTCTGGGTAGAAAAGTATCGTCCTCGTAAACTCGATGACTGTATTCTACCAGATGATCAACTAAAGACATTCCGCGAGTTCGTTGCGACTGGCGAAATCCCTAACATGCTTCTCTGCGGTTCCGCTGGTGTTGGTAAGACTACCATCGCTCGTGCAATCTGCGAAGAACTTGGTTGTGATTATATCATTATCAACGGTTCAGAAGAATCAGGTATTGATGTTCTCCGCACCAAGATTCGAGAGTTCGCATCCTCTGTTTCATTCAGCGGTAAGACCAAGGTTGTTATCCTAGACGAAGCAGATTATCTCAATCCAAACTCTACTCAACCTGCGTTGCGTGCATTCATCGAAGAGTTTGCTAACAACTGTCGGTTTATCTTCACTTGTAATTTCAAGAACCGAATCATCTCTCCACTTCACAGTCGAACTGCAGTAATCGAGTTTAAGTTGACAAAGGCAGACCGTCCGAAGATGGCAGGTCGTTTCATGAAACGGTTGTCAGAGATTCTTGTTACAGAGGGTATTCAATACGACGAGAGGGTTATCGCTGAAGTTCTCAAGAAGCATTTTCCTGACTATCGCCGTGTTCTAAATGAACTTCAGCGTTACAGCGTCTCTGGTGCGATTGATGAAGGTATCCTTGTCAACGTTCAAGAAGTAAACATGAAGGAACTTGTTTCTTCTCTGAAAGCAAAGGACTTCAAGAAGATGCGTGGTTGGGTCGTTGAGAATATTGACAACGATCCGAATCTTATCTTCCGTAAGATCTATGATACCATTCTTGATGAAGTAAAGTATCCTTCGCAGTTGGTTCTGCTGCTTGCAGATTATCAGTATAAGGCAGCGTTTGCTGCTAACCCTGAGATCAATCTGGTCGCATGCCTTGCTGAAATTATGGCAGCGATGGAGTGGAAATAATGAGTGGAGTTCTCGAAGGTCTGGGAACTCCAAAGGTTGAATACGATCCCGAGGAGTTTAAAGAAAAGAAAAAGAGTATCTCTCCTTTCGATTTCATCAAAGACGTCAACTATGAAAAGAAGAATCTGATAGTTGACGAGTGGTCTGAGAAGCAATACAATCCTTGGATCATCAATCGCGGATTGACATTTAGTATTGATACTGTCCACCCTGCAAATGAAATGAACTGTCGTCCCCACCTGGACAAAGCGTTACAAAACATGTATCTTATAAATACAATACGTGCAAAGAAAAGATTTGATAAATGGATCAAAATCGAAGACGATGCCGAGGTGGAGATGATAAAAGAGTATTATGGTTACAGCAATGACAAGGCTCGCCAAGCACTCGCAATTCTCTCTGAAGAACAAAAACAATACATAAAAGAGAAATTGTATAAAGGTGGTAGAAAATGAGTGAAGATTTTTTTGATATTAACTATCCAGGGTATGCACCCTTGGAAGTTAAACTAAAGAATCCAGACGACTTTCTGAAGGTTCGCGAGACTCTTTCTCGTATCGGCGTTGCGTCCAGAAAAGACAAGGTTCTTTATCAATCATGCCATATTCTACATAAGCAAGGTAGATATTTCATTGTTCACTTTAAGGAACTCTTTGCCCTAGATGGTAAGGATGCTGACTTTAGTGACAACGATCTACAACGTAGAAATACAGTGGCACATTTACTTTCCGATTGGGGTCTTATTAATATTCTGAATCCAGAGATTCATGAAGACAAGGCACCTCTAAATCAAATTAAAGTCATTGCGTTCAAGGAAAAGAATGAGTGGGAACTCGTTCAGAAATATAATATTGGTCGCAAAAAATAATTGACTTCCTTCTAAAAGTATAGTATAAATAGAGGGTGGAGTGCTTCGGACTCCACTCTTTTTTAATCTCGCTTTTAGGAGAACTATTATGAAATTTGATACAACAAGTCTTCCGCACATGGATCGTTATTTCGTTGGCGCCGATCGCGTCATGAAGAAGTTGGCAGATATTGCTGACCAGTCAGTCCATATTGCGACTAAGTATCCCCCATATAATATCAAGAAGGTAGATGAAGATCGCTACGTTATCGAAATGGCAGTCGCTGGTTTCGGTAAGACCGATTTAGATATCGAACTTCAAGAAGGCAAGTTAAAGATTAAAGGAAACGTCAAGTCTGACGAAGGTTCTGAATATCTTTACAAGGGAATTGCCGAGCGTGGTTTCACACGCGAATTTACTCTTGCCGACAACGTCGAAGTCAAGAGTTCTTCTCTGGTCAATGGTATGCTAAAGGTTTGGCTTGAAGCATTTACGCCAGAAGAAAAGAAACCAAAGAAGATTGACATTACTGACTCTGATGCAGAAACAAGTGGTGCAGAATCGACCGCTGAGTTTCTCGCAGAACAAAAGGAAAAGTAATGTTTAATCATAAGTATGTTATACCAGTTTCTCGCGCTGGCCATATCGTTATAGCAAGTTTGCTGATGATTATGGGTTATGCGATTTTAACAATCTAAAATAATGGAAGGTGCCAATCATGGCGAATATTAAATGTTTGAAGTTAATCAGTGGTGACGAGGTCATCGCCGACATCGATGAAGGAATTGAAGGTCTTGTTATCCTGAGAAAACCATTACAGATTATGATGATTCCAAATCAGAATAATCAGTTCGGTATTGGTTTGGCACCTTTCTGTCCGTATGCCAAGGACGATATGATTCCACTTCGTTCTGGTGCTGTTCTATCCATTTTCGATCCAGAAACTGGTATGCTGAATGAGTATAACACTCGTTGCGGTTCTGGTATCGTTGTTCCTGAAAGTAAAATCATTCTATGAAGAACTTAATTGCTGCTCTATTTCTATTCGCTCTGCCGACTGCTGCTAATGCGTCCCCCTGTGATCAGTTCTATCCGAATGGTAAGGAAATCGTAGTCCCGAACACGGTAGTTCTTTGCAACTCTTTCTTTGCTACAGTCTACGATGATGCGAACAACGCAACGGTATTCTCCACTGAGATTGCACAGGCACGTGTTGTCAAGGTTCCTCGAACTGATGACTTCCGCGCTGACAAGCGTATTGCTGACTCACCAACACCTGCTGATTACACCAATTCTGGTTACGATCGTGGGCACATGGTTCCTGCTGCTAATGCAGATGAGAAGCAGGAAATGTCAGATACATTCCTGATGACAAACATGACACCTCAGTTGCCATCAGTCAATCGCACTGCTTGGCGTCTACTTGAAGATCGCGTTCGTTCAGTCCCGTTCAAGTGGGTTGTAACTGGTGCGCACTATAGCAAGACACCAAAGCGTATCGGCAAGTCAGGTGTTCCTGTTCCTGATATGCTTTACAAGGTTGCATTTTTCGAGAGTGGAAATGTTGCCGTCTATATCGTAGACAATCTTGTTCCCAAGTCACAAGTTTCAACTATGAAACTGGAAGAACTCGAAGCAAAGATTGGATATAAACTACGATAAATCCCTTTACTTTTGTTATGTTTTATAGTATTATGGTATTGAATGATGAGGGATTTTTATGAAGTTTTACACTTGCGCACACCAATATGGTTCTAAGGTTTTAGTCCGAGGAGTCCATAATGGTGTGCGTTTTACCAAACGTGCTGAGTTTTCGCCAACTCTTTTTGTTCGAGCGAAGACCAAAGAAGAATCTATTCACAGATCTTTGTTTGGAGAACCACTCCAACCAATTGAGTTTGAGGATAACAATGCTGCCAAGGAGTTTATTCAAACTTATGGCAAGGTAGAGAACTTTCCGATCTACGGTCAGACTAACTACGGGTATCAATATATTACTCGTAACTATCCTGGAGAAATCCAGTGGGATATTACCCAGTTAAATATTCAGACTATCGATATCGAGACTTCTGCTGAACATGGATTTCCTGATGTTCACAATCCGATTGAAGAAGTTCTGCTGATCACAGTTAAGAATCTTGTTACCAGGCAAATCATCACATTCGGGTGCGGCGAGTTTGATGACAAGTCTGAAGAGATTACTAAACTTCGCGAGCAAGGTAACAAGTTCCTCTATGTCAAGTGTGACAATGAACACGACTTGATCGAAACTTTCCTTCGTTTCTATTCTGAGAATTATCCTGATATCATCACAGGTTGGAACAACGATCTGTTCGATATTGCGTATCTGATTTCTCGTGTTGAACGTCTGTTCTGCAGCGATGAAGATAGTACCATGAAAAAGAAGTTTTCTCCATGGGGTCTTGTTCGCCGCAAGACTGTCACTATCATGGGTCGCGAACATGTGTCGTATGACATTACTGGCGTGGCAATTATCGACTACATCGATCTCTATAAAAAGTTTACGTATACTCGCCGCGAGAGTTACAAACTGGACTTCATTGGCGAGGTCGAACTCGGTATTAAAAAGTTGGATAATCCATATGAGACTTTCCGAGAATTCTATGTTAAGGATTGGCAAAAGTTTGTAGAGTATAACGTCCGAGACGTTGAGATCGTTGATGCTCTTGAGCGTAAGATGAAACTGATCGAACTTATCCTGACGATGGCATACGATGCTAAGTGCAACTATAATGATGTGTTTTCTCAGGTTCGAACGTGGGATTGTATTCTCTACAATCACTTACATGATAAGAATATTCAGATTCCGCAGAAGAAAGAAAACCAAGGTCGTCAGATTGAAGGCGCATACGTAAAGGAACCTCGTCCTGGACAGTATGACTGGGTGGTTTCCTTTGACGCTACTTCGCTGTATCCATCAATCATTATGCAGTATAACCAGTCGCCTGAAACATTGATCAATGGCGTGGTTAAAGATACGACTGTTCGTGGATTGCTTGATAGTAAGTATGACCTCGATGACCTGAAGCAAGATGATTACTGTATGACTGCGAATGGTTACTGCTATACTCGTGAGAAGCAGGGTCTATTCCCCGAGATTGTTCAGAAGTTCTTTGACGATCGTCAGCGATACAAGAAACTGATGATTGCAGCAGAGAAGGAATACGAACAAACCAAGAATCCCAAACTGAAAAATGACATCTCTAAGTATAACAACTTCCAGATGGCAAGAAAGATTCAGTTGAATTCGCTGTTCGGTGCGATGGGCAACGAATACTTCCGATACTATGATGCTCGTATCGCCGAGGGCATCACGATGACAGGTCAGTTTATTATTCAAGAAGTCGGTAAGGCGCTTAACAATTATCTAAACAAGGTTGTTGGAACAAATGGACATGACTACTCTTTCTACAGCGATACTGATTCTTGTTACATTTCCTTGGACCCTCTTGTTCGTAAGTTTTATGGCAATCTGGATCGCGATAAACTCATTGATGTTCTCGATAAAATCTGCGAAGAGAAAATCACAGAGACAATCAACAAGAGTTGCGATAAACTTGCGGACTACACGAACGCATTTCAAAAGAAGATTGTCTTCAAACGTGAGGCAATCGCGGAACGTGGTCTCTGGGTTGCAAAGAAAAGGTATGCGCTCAATGTCTACGATAACGAGGGTGTCCGATACAAAGATCCGAAACTCAAAGTCATGGGTCTCGAGATTGTTCGTTCCTCGACTCCAGCACCTGTTCGCGAAAGTCTCAAGGAAGCAGTCCGACTCTGCTTGACAACTGACGAGAGCACTCTCCAGAAATTTATCGAGCACACTCGTGTGTTGTTCAATAACATGGAACCTGAGGAAATCGCATTTCCTCGAAGCGTAAATGGTCTAGTGAAGTATACTTCTCGCGCTGACATTTATGCTAAGGGAACACCAATGCATGTTCGCGGTGCGTTGATGTATAATCATTTGCTCGAAAAGCATAAATTAACTATGAAGTATGAGGCAATTCAAGAAGGTGAGAAGATTAAGTTCCTGTATCTAAAGGAACCAAATACTATCTCTGAAAATTGTATTGCTTTTATCGGTAAAATTCCAAAAGAACTTGACATTCATAAGTATATAGACTATAATACAATGTTCGAGAAGAGTTTCTTGGAACCATTAAAACAGATTGTAGAAGGACTTGGTTGGAACACAGAACCAGTCGCAACGTTGGAGGATTTATTTGGATGAATGCGCTAATTGATAAAATTAAAAAGAACAGTACGATTAAGGAGACTAACGTTCTCTCTAAAAGTAAGTTGTTCAGTACGAAGGATCTGATCCAGACATCAGTTCCTGCGTTGAATGTCGCCCTGTCTGGGAAACTGGATGGTGGGTTGACTCCAGGATTGACTGTCTTTGCTGGTCCATCGAAGCACTTCAAGACTGCGTTTGCTATGATGCTAGTGAAGAGTTTCCAGACCAAGTATCCCGATGGTGCTATTCTGTTCTACGACTCAGAGTTTGGTGCACCACAGTCTTACTTTGAGAACTTTGGTATTGATACTGAAAAGGTTATCCATACACCAATTACTGACATTGAGCAGTTGAAGCACGATGTGATGCAGCAGATTAATCAGTTCGAACGTGGCGACAACGTTATGATTGTCGTTGACTCGGTTGGTAACTTGGCATCGAAGAAGGAAGTCGATGATGCTCTCGACGGTAAGTCGGTTGCTGACATGACTCGCGCCAAGCAGATGAAGTCGCTGTTCCGTATGATTACTCCGCACCTTACCATCAAGGATATTCCGATGGTCGTGGTCAATCATACTTACATGGAAATTGGTATGTTCCCCAAGGCAATCGTGTCGGGTGGAACTGGTATCTACTACTCTGCTGATAACATCTTCATCATTGGTCGTCAGCAGGAGAAGCAAGGTTCCGAGGTTGTTGGATACAACTTTATCATCAACGTCGAGAAGTCTCGTTACGTTCGTGAGAAGTCAAAGATCCCAATCGAAGTTACTTTCGAAGGTGGCATCAGTAAGTGGTCTGGTCTACTAGACATTGCTCTGGAATCAGGTCACGTTATTAAACCGTCGAACGGTTGGTATCAGAAGGTTGGTGAGGAAAAGAAGTATCGCCTGAATGATACTTACACCAAGGATTTCTGGATGCCAGTTCTTACCGATCCGACATTCAGCGAGTGGGTTGAAGGTCGCTATCGCATGGCAGGTGGACAAATGATGGAGGGTGATAATGTGGACGTATCTGATGAAGATGTTTCAGAAGAATACGAAAACTTGTGATCAGTGTGGGGTCGTTCTGAAAAAGAACGATCCCGCCATCTGCCTGCATGGTATTGATGAAGGTCTTGAGTATGAGATTTTTGTGTGTGAACCCTGTTGCGAACGACTCGCAAATGAATATGATGAAGTAGAGGAAGTTAAACTTGCAGAAGATCGAGACTATTATCCTGAGTAAAATGTTTTCGGATGAAGATTACACGAGAAAGGTTATTCCTTTCTTGAAGAAAGAGTATTTCCATGATTCATCCGAGCAAAAGTTATTTCGATATGTCCAAGATTTCGTAGAAAAATACAATTCTCTTCCGACAGTGGAAGCGATTGAGATTGCTGTTCAGAACGATCGCAGTATCAATGAACAAGAATTTAAAAGCATCAACGAAAAGTTGACCGTGCTTGATGACAATCTCGATGTCAATGAGAAGTGGTTGCTTGAAGAGACTGAGAAATTCTGTAAGGACAAGGCAGTCTACAATGCAATCATGCAATCTATTCAGATTATTGATGGCGAAGATAAACAGCATACGCAGGATGGTATTCCGTCAATCCTACAGGAAGCATTGAGCGTCTGCTTCGACAACAATGTTGGTCACGATTATCTTGACAACTCTGACTCTCGATTCGATTTCTATCATCGTGATGAAACTAAGTTACCGTTCGATCTAGAAATGTTCAACAAGATTACCAATGGTGGTCTGCCGAACAAGACTCTAAACATTGCGCTTGCTGGTACTGGTGTTGGTAAGTCATTGTTCATGTGTCACATGGCAGCAGGTGCGTTGGGTCAAGGTAAGAACGTTCTCTATATCACCATGGAAATGGCAGAAGAGCGCATCGCTGAACGTATCGATGCTAACTTGATGAACGTAAACATTCAGGATCTTAAGGATCTGTCGAAGTCCATGTTCGATAATCGTGTTGACAAGATTCGCAAGAAAACTGAAGGTAAGTTGATCATCAAGGAATATCCGACTGCGTCTGCGCACGTTGGACACTTCAAGGCACTGCTAAACGAACTGCAACTGAAGCGAAACTTCCGACCAGATATTATCTTCGTTGACTACCTAAATATTTGTGCATCCAGTCGATTCAAGGCAGGTGCGGGTGTAAACTCTTATACATATGTTAAGGCGATCGCTGAAGAACTTCGTGGGTTCGCAGTTGAGTTCGATCTTCCTGTTGTTTCTGCCACTCAGACTACTCGTGGTGGTTATGCTAACAGTGACGTTGACTTGACTGATACTTCAGAGTCCTTTGGTCTGCCAGCAACTGCTGACTTGATGTTTGCTCTCATCTCGACAGAAGAACTTGAGAAGATGGGTCAGTTGATGGTCAAGCAGTTGAAGAATCGATATAATGACCCAGCAATGAACAAGCGTTTCATGGTTGGTATTGATCGAGGTAAGATGAAACTGTATGACCTTGAGCAATCTGCACAACAAGGGATTATGGATTCTGGTCAGGAAGATGTTCCTGTGTTCGAACGAACACCAATAGGAGCGAGGTCTAGGGAGTTTTCTAAGTTTGACTTCTAATTTCATAGAACTATATCCAAACGTATTGTCGCCGGAAGACTGCGAACTTGCTTGCGAATTGATGGATGATATTATTTCTCGTCCAGATCCTGGCGCAGCATGTATTCTGTCAGATGATTCTTCGCGGACGGACTGGAATATATCAAACGGTCGTTATGGATCTTTAAAACCAAGCGAGGAAAAAATACTGGAAGCAGTAATTTCTGGTTGGAGGCAATACAATAAAAAATATTCTGCATGTTCTAGGTCTGGGTATGAATTGATTCATGCTGGTTGGAAATTTCAGCGTTCTGAAACTGGTGGTGGATTCCATCAATGGCACCATGAACAAGGATCGGGGACTGATTCTCAATCGCGATTTGCTGTTTGGATGATATATCTAAACGATGTTGAGACTGGTGGTAAAACTGAATTTAAGTTCCAAGAACTCGAAGTTAGACCAACAGCAGGAACATTAGTTATTTGGCCAGCAGGGTTTACTCATCCCCACCGTGCGAATCCAGATCTGGTTGGAAAAAAATATATCGCGACAGGTTGGTTTAATTATCCAAGCAGAGACCGTTCTCGCAAATAAAACACTTGACAAAACCATATAAGTATAGTATAAATAATTTGTAATTGGTGCCATAGCTCAGCTGGATAGAGCAAGAGCCTTCTAAGCTCTAGGTCGTAGGTTCGAATCCTAC